TCAGAGGTCTTCGCTGCGCCAGACCTTCAACACACGTCCGAAAATCTGCAGATCCATGTCTTCGGTGATGTCCCAGGCATCATATTTGGTGTTCTCGGACTTGGCGCGGATCAGCAGGCCCTGGGCGCTGGGAATGCGCTGCAGGCGCTTGATGAAGCCCTCGTTGCCGACACGAAAGAAAAACACGCCGTCGACTTCCGCCTTGACCACGCCGAGGTCAACCAGCAGCGGATCGCCCGGGTTGTACATGGGCCGCATGCTGTCGCCGAAACCCGTCACCACGCAAAGGTTGGCGGCCGCGGTGTAGTGGCGCAGGTTCTTGTGCAGCCATTCCTGGCTGACGCGCAGGCTCTGGATCACGCCGGGCTGGTCGCGCAGTTCGACGCCCGCGCCCATGGCGCCGCCGGTATCGAAGCGGGGGATGCGCAGATCATCGCCCGCGCCGTGGTCCACCCGCGGCGGTTCGCCGCCGCCGGCATCGGCCAGCACGACGTCCGGCGGATACTGCGCCGACTCGTCCAGCAATTGTTCGAGTGACAGCCCCAATCCCGCCGCCAGGCGAGCCGCGTATTTGGAACGTTCGCTGTCGCGCCCCTCGAGCGCGGCGATGGTGCCCACGCCCACGCCGGTGCGCGCTTCCAGCTGTTCCAGGGTGAGACCGAGAGCGGCGCGATAGCGCCTGATTTGTTTTCCGAGAGCCATGGTGTCAACGCTAAACAGTTGTGGAAAATTGTGCAACAACAAGTGTTGAAAACGGGATTATACATTTGTAGAATCTTACTCATGGATTACCCAAAACGTGTGCTGTTATCAGACGGAAGCGTGGGTAGCGTATCGCTACCAAAGGGCTTCTCTCCCTCATCCATCCGGACCGCCGCAATGGCGATCCGCAACACCGGCGCCCGGGCGGCGCCACCTCGGCAGCGTCCGCCAGCGACGGACACCGGCATCGAACTCAATGGCAAGGAGCGGCAAATGAATCAGGCAGGAAACATGGCATTGCAGGCCCCGCAGGGCTGGGTCGCGGCGGCATCGCAGGCGGGCGCCGCCATCGCGCGTTCCTTTGTGTCGCGGCCGGCGGAGCGGGCCGGTTGGCAGCAGGCGGCGCAGGGCCGCAACCAGAAGGGGCAGAACATGACGCGGGAAGAGTCGGATCAGGTCGAAGCGCTGATCATGGAGTGGTACCACTGGAGCCGGGGCTACCGGCCCAAGCTGGGCGTCGGCCGGGTCTCGGCGTTCGCGCGCGGCATGACGGCCGACGAGGCCTACGACGACGAAGACGTCGATGCCCGCCTGGCCGCCGCGCGCGGCGAGCAGACCGAGTTGTGTATCGACGAGCTGCCGTGGCAGCAGCGCTCCGCGATCGGCGTGCATGCCGGCAACCGGGCGGCCGGCGCTCGCGTTTTCAGCAACCCGCGCCTGACGCCCGAGCAGCAGCACGCCGCCTACCAGGAAGCCAAGGTCGCCCTGTTGCCGGCATTGCGCCGGCGCGGGCTGGTGACGGCGCCGCAAGTGCGACACGCCGATCGCGCAAAGGCTTGCGGCGCGGGCGCCACATCCGCATAATTGAGTCGTCGGGCCAAGTTGCGCCCGAAGAAAATCTGAACGTACCGACCAAGCCCCTCGGCAATTGCCGCGGGGCTTTTTCATGGCCGCTCCGGATCTCCGGAAACGCCTTTGTTGCCCGCCTCTGGCGGGCTTTTTTTTGGAGTCTGCAATGGCAGGTACTACCGTTTCGCAATTCGTTCAAACCCAGGGCACCCAGCTGGAAGTGTCGACCACGGCCACCGAGGACCTGGGCACCGCCGGCCTGACCTACGCCGATCTGGCCATCACCATCAAGGACCCGAACTTCCAGGGCGGCCAGACCACCGAGATCGACGTCACCGTGCTCAAGTCCACCGCCAAGGAATACGCCCTGGGCCTGGACGACAGCGGCACCTTCAGCATGGCCGGCAACTGGAAGGCTGGCGATCCCGCCCAGAAGGCGCTGGTGGCCGCGCGCAGCGACAAGAAGACCCGCGCCTTCCGCGTGACCTTCGCCGACGGCGCCAAGTTCGAATTCCTCGGCCTGGTGACGCAATACCAGTGGCAAGGCCAGCTGGACAACGTCGTGTCCGCCACGTTCAACGTGCGCGTCACCGGCGCCGTCAAGCTGACCGACGCGCCCGCCAACGGGGGCTGAGCGCCATGACGGACACGTCGATCAATTCCTCTGCTCGCGCCGCGGGCCTGCGCGGCCTGGCGGTCGACCCGCTGGCCGGCTTCGCCCACGAAACCCTGACCGTGCCGCAATGGCAGGACGCGCGCGTCATCGTGCGCGCGCCCAGCGCCGGCGACCATCTGTTCCATATCCGCGCGATCTGGGCGGCGGCGGGCGTGGTGCCGGGCGAGGACAACGAGGTGGTGCGCGCCAAGCTGGACGCGCCGGGCGTGGACTACACCCGCGCCTCGGCCAGCCTGCTGGTGCGCACGCTGTTCGAGCAGACCGAACAGGGGCCGCGCCGCGTCTTCGACGACGAAGACGTCGACGTCGTGGCCGCGGCCTACGGGCTGGCGCACGCCAAGCTGGTGGCCAAGGCGATCGAGCTGGGCAACCTCGGGGAGGGGGCGCAGGAGCGCGCAAAAAAGCCCTCCAGGAAACGCCAGACCTCCGTTTCCTGATGGTCCTGGCGCTTCGACTGGGGCGCACGCTGGGCGAGTTGATGGACACCATCGACACCCATGAAGTGTCGCTGTGGCGCGAATGGGACCGGACGTCTCCGCTGGGAGACGACCGGGCCGATGTGCTCGCCGCCAGCCTGGCCGCCACGGTGGCGCGGGCGGCGGGGGCCAAGGTGCGCGCCACCGACATGCTGGTGCGCTGGGGCGCGCAAGACGAGGAACCTCCCGCCGAAGCGGGGGCGGACGCGTTGAAGGCGTTCCTGATGTCGAAGATCAAGAAGGGGTCTTGACGACGTGTCCGGCCCGCGCGAGCGGGCCGGAGGCGGATCTATGTGAGGTATAGGACCATGGCAAACAACAACAACGCCGCGAACATCGCGGCGGAAACCTCGGCGCTCAGACAGAACACCGCCGAGCTCAATCGCAATGCGGCGGCCCGGCGGGCGTGGGAGAGCGCCGTTGCGCGGGCCGCGACCGTGTGCCAGAAAAGCAACGACACCACCGACAAGGGCACCGACGGCAAGAAAAAGTCGACGGACGCGCTGAACAAGCATGCCCAGGCGATCCGGTCCGAGGCGGTCGAGCAGGCGCTGGCGGAAATGAAAAAGACCGGCGCGATGCTGGGCCGGACATCCGAAACCGCGAAGATGGAGTACGAAACCGAAGCCGGCCGGTTCGCGGGCGAGAGTCCCAGCGACAAGTACAGCCTGACGACCGCTGCGTGGGATCTCGACAGGCTGCGCGACCAGACGAAGATGCGCGCCTATATCGAGAATCTCGCGGATCCCGATGCGGAATCCAGACGCGAGAAGACCCAGAAGCAGGGTGCGCTCGATGGCGCGCTGCGAGATGGCACGCTCAGCCAGGACAAGTACGACAAGGAGCGGCGCAATCTCGGACTCGTCGAGAAGGACGGCGACTTCATGGCGAAGGTGAACGACAAGCTGCTCGAATCGGCGCGCAACGGCGCGGGCAAGATCCAGGACATTCTGGGCACCAAGATGTATGACTTCGTCTCCGAGAAATTCGACAAGATGGGGCTGTCGTTCCTGGACAACGTGGCCAAGATGGTGACATCGGCCGCCTCCGCCCAGCTCATGGAGACGTTGCTGGGCAAGGAATTCATGTCGGGTTCGGGCGGCCTGGGCGGCTGGATCGGCCAGGCGGGGGGCTTCATTGCAGGGCTGTTCGGCTCGGGTGGCGCCAGCAGCGCCAGCAGCGCCATCGTGCCGTCGGTGGCCCAGGCGTTTCCCGTCCAGTTCGCCAAAGGCGGCGCCTTCACCAACGGCATGACCGCCAGCCCCGTCGCCTTCCCCATGGGCGTCATGGGCGAAGCCGGCCCCGAGGCCATCATGCCGCTGCATCGCGGCGCCGACGGCTCGCTCGGCATCCGCGCCGCTTTCCCGAATGTGGGCGGCGACACGGGTCAGGCCGCGGGCGGCGTGTCCGTCAACGTCTATGTGCAGGACGGCAACGTCAGTTCCTCGAGCGAATCGGGCGAGGGCGGCTGGCAGCAGTTCGGCCAGCAGATAGGCGAATACGTCACCCAGCTGGTCGACCGCCGCATGACGCAATCGTATCGCCAGGGCGGCCTGGCCTGGCAAGCCAACAACAACCGTTTAGCGGGGGCATGATCATGGCAATCGAAACCTTCACCTGGTCGCCGCGCGTCAATCCGCAAGGGCGGACCAAGTTTCGCGTGCTGACCGCGCAGTTCGGCGATGGCTACAGCCAGACCGCGGCCGACGGCATCAACAACAAAGTGGCCTCGTGGCCGCTGCAGTTCTCCGGCTCGGGAGCGCAGGTCGGGCCGATCGTGGCGTTCCTGGACCGGCACCAGGGGTATCGGAACTTCCAGTGGCAACCGCCGCTGGGCGAGCCAGGCTACTACACCGCGACGGATTACGACCTGACCGCGATGGGCGGCGAGATGTACTCGCTGGCCGTGACCTTCCAACAAGTCTTCAGGCCCTGACACCATGGCAACCCTACAAGCGATCAATGTCGGCAAGACCGACAACGACCAGGCGGGCGATCCGCTGCGCGTGGCCATGCAGAAGGTGAACGCGAACTTCGCCGACGTGCAGTCCGGACTGGCTGGCCTGTGGAACGCGTCGGCGCTTGGCGCGACGGTGGACCTGAACACGCTGACGAACCCCGGACGCTATCACCAGGGCACCAACGCCAACGCGTTGACGGGCAGCAATTATCCGATCGCGAACGCCGGCCTGCTGGAAGTGGCGGCTTCCGCGGACGGCCTGTTCGTGTACCAGGAATACACCCAGTACCGGTCGGGCGCCTATTCGCGTCGTTTCTGGCGCTCGTTCTATGGCGGCATCTGGGCCGCCTGGCAGGAGCTGCCGGCGCTGTCGCAGAAAGGGGCCGCCAATGGCCTGGCCACGCTGGACGCGAATGGCAAGGTTCCCGTGGCGCAGATCCCGAGCGCGTTCGCGGCCGTCCTGCCGACGACCGCGCACGACCTGGACGACTACGCCACGCCGGGTTCGTTCTATCAGTCCACCATCGCCGGGGCCACGGCGGGCGCCCATTATCCGGTGGCCAACGTCGGCTTCCTTGAAGTCACGGCCACCGGCACGCCGGTGGCGCAGGTCTACACCACCCGCACCAATGTCGCGGCCGCCATGCAGCGCTTCTGGCGCGTGCGGGTGTCGGCCACCACCTGGTCCGCCTGGAAGGAACTGACCGACGTCTCGACCGTGGTGTCCTATGCCGGTTCGATGGCAGCCGCGCAGGATCTGAACGGCTATACGCAACGGGGACTGTGGGCCGTCGCCACGTCGGCGATCGCGGCCGGGGGGCAGCAATTTCCCGATCGGACAGTCGGGCTACCTGCTGGTCATGTCGGCCTCGCCCCAGGGCGGCGCCAGCGTCACCTCCGGCGTGTGCCAGGTGTACTACGCCGGCAATGGCAACAAGGTCTACAACCGGTCGCTGATCACCGGCACCTGGTCGTCCTGGGTGGCCAGCGTCGATTCGGCGCAGCTGGCGGCGCCGGGCGGCATTGCCACGCTGGACGCCGGCGGCAAGGTGCCGCAGGCGCAGATCCCGGGCGTCAACGCGCGGCCGCTGGGCGCCGCGGATGACCTGGATACCTATGCCACGCCGGGCGACTATAGCCAGAACACCAATGCGGCCGCGGCGGCCGGAGCGAACTATCCCGCGCCGCTGGCGGGCCTGCTGTCGGTGAAATTCGGCACCGGCAGCAACAACGCGGTGTACCAGGAGTACACCACCTATACGCTGGCCAATCCGCGCAAATTCATCCGCAACCGCTTCCAGAGCGCCGGCGTCGCCACCTGGGGCGCCTGGTTCGAGCAGGCTCGCGCCGATCAGGCCATGACGCATGTCTACCTGACCGCCGCGACGGACGCCAACACGCTGATCGCCGACAACACGTTCTACACCTGGGTCGGCGCCACGCCCATGTCGGCCGGATCGAACTGGCCGCCCAGCGCCGCCGTCAATGCCGGCTACATGAATGTCTATTGGCTGTCGGCGGGCATCGTGTGCCAGGAAATGTCGGTGCTCTTCACCGGTCAGAAGCCGCGCCGGTATGTGCGCCACGGCAACACCACCAACGGCAGCTGGCAACCGTGGCGCGCCGTGGGCAGCTGGAGCAATGCGCTGCAGATGCCGACCGCGGATTGCGGCGACATCTACGTCGACGGCGCGGGCTGGCACCGCTGGAATGGCACGGCCTACGCGAAATACGATCCGAACGTGGCGCAGGACCTGGCGTTCGATTCCGCAACCTGGAAAGTCCGGGGCGCAATGGGTTTCGGGCCCAATGCGGGCGGGGTCTTCCAGAGCCTGTCGGGGGCCGGCAACCTGAATGTCGCACCCGGCACCACCGCCGCGGGTAGCCGCGTGAATGTGTGGCAGGACAGCGGCGCCAACGCCAGCGTGCTGTCCCTGCAGTGCTTTCCGTCGGGCTCGTACATCACCAGCGGCAGAACCGGGACGGGCGCCTACCAGCCGCTGATCTTCGAAGTCATCGGCTATGACTGCGGGCGCATCAACACCGCCGCCACCTGGGTCCTGGGCGCGGAATACAACCGTAATTACCTGGTGCGGCAGGCCATCAACTTCGAGGGTGGCGGCAGCCGCTTCGGCACGCTGTACAGCCCGCAGGCGGACCACACGTCGCCCATCGTATTCACCAACGCCGCCGGCGGGCTGGTGGGCACCATCCAGACCTCGCCGTCGGCAACCTCGTACAACACCACGTCGGACTACCGGGTGAAGTACGACATCGAGGACATGGACGGCGCCTGGGCCTTGCGGTCCGTGCTGCGCATGCGGCCACGCACGTTCCGGATGGTGATGGATGACAGCGCGCAGGATGGCTTCATCGCGCATGAACTGCAGGAAGTGGCGCCGCTGGCCGTGTCGGGCGAAAAGGACGCGGTCATGACCGATGTCCACGGCGCCGCGCCACGCATGAAGTTGCAAGGCGTCGACAGCTCCAAGCTGGTCGCGCGCATGGTCTGCGCCATGCAGGAAATGCACCGGCGTATCGAGGAACTGACCAGGCAGGTCGAGCGCCTGCGTGGCGAGGCCGGCGAGTCCGGGCAACCGCCACGGCAGGCCGGGGAGGAATAGCAATGGGTATTTATTCAGACGTTCAAAAGCTGGAAGTCGGCGCGTTGGTCGAGCTGTTCGAGCTGGATGCGACGGCCATCGGCGGCCAGGTCCTGCGTTTCCATGGCTACACGCAAGTGGGCGCCATCTGGTGGCAGGGGCAGCAGTACGATCCGTGGGCCATCCGCGCCGAAGGGTTCGAACTGGTGGGAGAGGGGCAGCAGCCCTCGCCGACGCTGTCCGTGGGCAATATCGGGCAGGACGACAAGGGTAAGCCGGTGGTGGGCGTGATCTCGGCGCTCTGCGTCCACCTGGATGATCTGGTGGGCGCGCGCGTGGTGGTGCGCCGCACGCTCGGGAAGTATCTGGATGCGGTCAATTTCCCGCAGGGCAATCCCACCGCCGACCCGCAGGAAGAGTTGCCGCAGGAAGTCTGGCTGGTGCAGCAAAAGACCGCCGAGACCGCCGAGGTGGTGGAATTCTCGCTGTCCAGCGCGCTGGATTTCAATGGCCAGAAGCTGCCCGACCGGCCGATCATCGCCGGCGTGTGCTCGTGGCTGCGCAAGGGCGGCTATCGCGGCCCCTACTGCGGTTACACCGGCAGCCGCATGTTCGACCTGGATGGCAAGCCGGTCAGCGATCCGACGCTGGACCGCTGTTCGGGCCTGATGTCCGACTGCAAGAAGCGCTTCGGCGAGTACGAAGTCATCAACTTCGGCGGTTTTCCATCCGCCGACCTGGTCAGGGGATAGGCATGCTCAAACGCACGATGCAGGCCATCCGCGACCATGGCGTGGCGACGTATCCGCAGGAATGCTGCGGCCTGGTGGTCAAGGCGGGCCGACGCGAATGGTATGTGCCGTGCCGCAACACCGCCGCCAGCGAAGAGCACTTCGTCATGTCGGCGCAGGACTACGCGGCGGCCGAGGAAAGCGGCCGGATCACGGCCGTGGTGCACTCGCACCCGGACGCGACGGCGCTGCCCAGCGAAGCCGATCGGGTGGCCTGCGAGGCGTCCGGCCTGCCCTGGTACATCGTCGCCGTGGCCAAGGACCTGGACGGCAGGATCAAGGCTGGCGAGATCCGCGGCTTCACGCCGGAGGGCTTCCAGGCGCCGCTATTGGGGCGCCAGTTCGCGCACGGCGTGCTCGATTGCTATTCGCTGGTGCGCGACTGGTATGCGCGCGAACGCGGCATCAAGCTGCCGGACTTTCCGCGCGAGGATGGCTGGTGGGAACCTGGCCGCGCCGGCGACCTGTATATGGATCACTACGCCGAGGCGGGCTTTCGCCCGCTGCAGCCGCATGAAGCGCTGGCGCCGGGCGACGTGGTGGTGATGCAGGTGCGTTCGGATCGCGCCAACCATGCCGGCGTGTTTCTCGGCGCGCAGCCGTTGGGCGAGGCGCCGGACCTGTTTCCGCTGCCCGACGCGATGCTGCACCACCTGTATGGGCGCGACTCCGAGCGGGTCGTGTATGGCGGATTCTGGCGCGAAGCCACCCGGGTGGTGCTGCGCCATGGAGAAAAGACATGAACGACAGGACACGAGTGGTCCGACTCTACGGCTGGCTGGGCGCGCGCTTCGGCCGTGAACACCGTCTGGCCGTGGCCAGTCCGGCCGAGGCGGTGCGGGCGCTGTGCGCCCTGTTGCCGGGCTTCGAACGCGCGCTCGCGAACAGCGAGCAACGGGGCGTGCGCTTCGCCTGCTTCGCCGGCCGCCGCAATCTGTCGGAAGACGAATTGGGGCATCCGGTGGGCGCGGACGCCATCCGCATCGCGCCGGTGCTGGCGGGCGCCAAGAACGGCGGCCTGTTCCAGACGGTGCTGGGGGCGGTGCTGATCGCCGCGGCGGCGTTCTACAGCGGCGGCCTGACGGCGGCGTTCACGGCGGGGGGCATGGTTCAGGCCACGGCCACGCTGGGCCTGTCGATGATGCTGGGCGGCGTCGCGCAGATGCTGTCGCCGCAGCAGCGGCTGCTCAGCGCCAGGGACAGGCCGGAGAACGGCGCCTCCTACAACTTCAACGGGCCCGTCAACACGACGGCACAGGGCAATCCCGTGCCGCTGCTGTACGGGGAAATGTTCGTCGGCAGCGCCACGATCTCCGCGGGCATCTATTCGGAAGACCAGGTATGAAACAACGACATCGCATCAGGAACAGGGCGCCCGCGGGCGCCTTCTCTTTTGGCGGCAAGCCGATGGCCGAGGGCCAGGGCCTTGTCGGCCACAAGGGCAAGGGCGGCGGCGGTCGCGCGCCGGTGGAATCGCCCGACAGCCTGCACAGCACCGCCTACGCGCGCGTCATCGACCTGCTGGGCGAAGGCGAGATCTACGGCCCCGTGCACGGCATGGACAACGCGCTGCGCGATGTCTACCTGAACGGCACGCCCGTGGCCAACGAGGACGGCTCGCTGAACTTCAGCGGCGCGTCGATCGACTTTCGCACCGGCACGCAGCTGCAGGAGCCGCTGCCCGGCTTTCCCGCGTCGGAAAGCACCATCGGCATCAACGCCGAGCTCAAGTCGAGCCAGCCGTGGACGCGTCTGTTCACCAACCTGCAGGCTTCCGCCGTGCGGGTCACGCTGGCGGTCGAAGGCCTGAGCCGCGCGGACACCAAGAACGGCGACATCAACGGCTACCGCGTCGAATACGTGATCGAGCTGAACACCGACGGCGCCGGCTACCAGACGGTGCTGTCGACCGCGTTCGACGGCAAGACCACCCAGCGCTATACGCGCTCGCACCGCATCGAGCTGCCGCGCGCGCGCCAGGGCTGGACCGTGCGCGTGCGCCGCGTGACGCCCAACGCCAACAGCAACACCATCTCGGACCGCACCGTGGTGGACACGGTCACCGAGATCGTCGACGCCAAGCTGCGCTATCCGATGTCGGCGCTGGTGGGCATCAAGATCGACGCGTCGCAGTTCCAGAGCATTCCCACCCGCGCGTACCACGTGCGCGGCCGCATCATCCGGGTGCCGTCCAACTATCACCCGGACCTGCGCCGCTATGACGGCGTGTGGGACGGCACCTTCAAGCTGGCCTGGACCAACAACCCGGCCTGGGTGTTCTACGACCTCATCAGCAACGACCGCTATGGCCTGGGCACGCGCGTGCCGGCGGGCTGGCTGGACAAGTGGGGCCTGTACCAGATCGGCCGCTATTGCGACGAGATGGTCGATGACGGCTTCGGCGGAAAGGAACCGCGCTTCACCTGCAACGTCTACCTGCAACAGGCGGCCGACGCCTACCGGGTGGTGCAGGACTTCGCCTCCATTTTCCGCGGCATGGCTTATTGGGCCAACGCCGCCGTGTTCGCCTCGGCCGACATGCCGGGCGATCCGGTCTACACGTTCTCGTCGGCCAACGTGGTCGATGGCCGCTTCAACTACGTCGGCTCGGCGCTGACCACGCGCTACACCGTGGCGCTGGTGTCCTGGAACGACATGTCCGAAATGGGTCGCCAGAAGGTCGAGTACGTCGAGAACCGCGAAGGCATCGCGCGCTATGGAATCCAGCAGGTGGAAGTGACCGGGTTCGGCTGCACCTCGCGCGGCCAGGCGCACCGGATCGGCAAGTGGATGCTGCTGACCTCCAACCTGGAGACGCGCTCGGTCACGTTCTCGGTCGGCCTGGATGCCTGCCGCGTGCGGCCGGGCAGCGTGATCCGCGTGGCCGACCAGCACCTGGCGGGCCGCCGCATCGGCGGCCGCATCCGTGAAGGCGAGATCAGCAAGATCACGGTCGATGCCGAACTCGGCGTGCGGCCGGGCGACCGCCTGACCGTCAACCTGCCCAACGGCCTGTCGGAAACCCGGGTGGTGGCGACGGCGGTGGGCACCGGCCTGACCGTGGACAACACCGTCTTCACCGTGGATTCGACCGAGCTGACCGCCGACCTGGTCGGCCTGCCCGGCACGGTGCTGCACATCACGGTCACCACGCCGTTCTCGCAGGCGCCGGAAGCCGAGTGCGTGTGGACGCTGGAATCCGAGGCGCTGTCGGCGCAGACGTTCCGCGTGTTGAGCGTCAAGCGCAAGCAAGGCCTGGTGGCCGAGATCGCCGCCGTGCAGCACGAACCCGGCAAGTTCGACAACGTCGACTTCGGCACGCGGCTCGATCCCAAGCCGATCACCGTCGTGCCGCCGTCGGTGCAGCCGGCCCCTGTGAACATCCGCCTGGCCTCGCGCTCGGTGATCGACCAGGGCCTGGCGCGGCACGTCGGCGTCATCAGCTGGGACGCGGCGGCCTCGGCCGTGGCCTACCAGGTGCAGTGGCGGCGCGACAATTCCGACTGGGTCGAGGCGGGCCGCACCGGCGCGCTGACGCTGGAATTGCCGGACATCCGCGCCGGCGCCTACGTGGCGCGGGTGCGGGCGATCAACGTGTCGGACATCTCGTCGGTGTGGGTCAATTCCACCGAGACGATGCTGGAAGGCGACATCGCGCCGCCGCCGGCGCTGGCGCTGTTGGCCACCAAACCCCTGGTGTTCGGCATCGACCTGCGCTGGGCCTTTCCGGAAGGGCGTTTCACCGCGCAGCGCACCGAGATCTGGTACAGCGCGTCCAACGACCGCGCCAGCGCCATCAAGCTGGGCGACTTCGCCTTCCCGCAAAGCGCCCATACCCTGATGGGCCTGGCGGCCGGCAAGCGCTTCTACTTCTGGGGCCGCATCGTCGCCCTGAACGGCGAGATCGGCGCCTGGTATCCGGGCGACCAGGGCGTGATGGGCGAATCCAGCTGGGAAGCGAGCGAAATCCTGGAATACCTGAACGGCAAGATCAGCCGCGACGAGCTGGCCCAGGAGCTGACCGGCACCATCGACGGCCTGACCACCGGCCTGGATGAGACCCGCGCCGCGATCACGGCCGAGGAGACCAAGCGGGCCGATGCCGATGGGGCGCTGTCCTCGCGCGTCGACACGGTGATGGCGACCGCCAACGGCGCCGCCGCCGGCGTGCAGGAAACGCGCAATGCGCTGGTGGACGTGGACGGTCAGCTCAAGGCCACCTGGAGCATCAAGGCCCAGGTCACGAAGGACAAGCAGATCTACGCAGCCGGCATGTCGCTGGGGGCGTACAGCCAGCCCGACGGATCGATGCAGACCTCGGTGTACTTCCTGGCCGACCGGCTGGCGCTGCTGAACCTGGCCAACGGCGCGACGACCACGCCGTTCGTGATCGATAACGGGCAGACGTTCATCAACGATGCGGTCATCGGGACGGGCAGGATCACGAATGCGATGATCCGGAGCTTGAGCGCGGAGAAGATCAACGCAGGAGTGATGAGCGCCGAGCGCATCGATGTCGGGACGATTGCCGCACAGCTTGCCAACGTGGGGCAGGCGTATATCAAGCGTGCCAACATTCACGAAGCGCAGGTGGATACGCTGTCGATCGCTGGGAATGCCGTGACGATTCCCGTGTCGTGGTCCGGGCCTGGAGCCGGGACCCTCGTCATCAATAGCAACGTAGATGGTCCTGTTGTGGTGATTGCGTACCGGTCCGGCTACAGCGGCATGGCATCCAATTTGCGCATCTATGTCAATGGCGCCTTGATGGAGGAAGCCACGGGTTCCCATTCAGCCTGGCAGAGTGGCAGCGGGGACGGGCCTCAGCCTTGGGAATATACGAGCATGCCGCTTACCGCGGTAACCGTTGGGAATGCGATACGTGGCAACAACACCATCGTCGTGAATTCATCGAGTTCCGTAAGCAATGGCGCGAAGATCCGGATCGTGGCGCTGATGGTGAAAAGGTGAGAGGAATGAATATGTACATCGCATCGTTTTACGACTCGACGGGTCGGATTGTCGGCGTCATGCGTGGACCGCGCGAAAGCGTGGAGGCGACTTCGGCGGTGACGGGAGATCCCTTTGTCGAGGGAGAGGGCAATCCCGATCTGCAATATGTTCGGGAGAAAGCCCTCGCATCACGGCCGGAATCGCCCTCCATCCTGACGCGCCACACATTGTCGGCGTTGCCTGTCCCGTGCACGATCCGGATCGGCCGTGCCGTGTACCCGTGCACCGAGGCTGAAGTCGATCTGGAGTTTGGATCTCCCGGCACATTCCAGGTCACCGTCGAAGCCTGGCCCTATCTGAACAAGGAGTTCACCGTTGAAAATCCGCCACTATGAACCCTACGCGCCGCTGCGCGCCCGCGCCTATCCCGCCATCGGCGACCAGCTCGACGCGATCATGAAGTTCGCCGCGCACCTGCAGGCGTCGGGCCAGGCGCTGCCCGACGAGGTGACGAGCTGGGTGGCGCAATGCCGCAACGTCAAGCAGCGCTACCCGAAGCCGGCCGACGCCGCGGCCGGACCGCAAGGACTGCCGGGGAGCCAGGCATGACTCAAACCCTCACCACCGTCCGCCTCTACGGCCGGCTGGGCGCGGAGTTCGGCCGGCTGCACCGGCTGGCCGTTTCCAGCACCGCCGAAGCGGTACGCGCGCTGTGCGTATTGCTGCCCGGCTTCGAAGCCCGCCTGCTCGACAGCGAATCCAGGGGCGTGCGCTACGCCTGCTTCCTCGGACGCCGCAACCTGGACGAAAGCGAATTGGCGCGGCCGGCGGGCCGTGAGGACATCCGCATCGCGCCGATGCCCACCGGCGCCAAGCGCGGCGGGCTGATGCAGGTGGTGGTGGGCGTGGCGATGATCGTCGCGTCCTTCATCCCCGGCGTCAACGTCGCGTTGTGGGCGGGCGCCAGCACCTCGCTGATGACCATGGGCCTGGCCATGACGCTGGGCGGCGTGGTGCAGTTGCTCACGCCGCAGCAACGGGCCCTGAGCGTCAAGGACGGGCCCGACAACGGCGCGTCGTACAACTTCAATGGTCCGGTCAACACCACGGCGCAGGGCAACCCCGTGCCGGTGCTGTATGGCGAGATGTTCGTGGGCAGCGCCACCATCTCGGCGGGTATCTACTCCGAAGACCAGGCGTGA